TGAATAAGTTTGATTGTACTTTTGATTTAATTGAAATGTCTCCTAGATTAGTTGTTAATATTTCAGATAAGGTAATTGATTTTCAAATAAAAAAGATCCTTTCTGATATTGGAGTTACTTCTCTTCCTGTAGGACAATTATTAGCGTCAACTGGAAACTTATCTTTATTTGATGACGATCAAGCCTTTAACGAAAATAATACTTCTAGTATAATACATAAATATATAAGAAAAAATATTAAGTTTAGTTTTTATGAATCAATTTTTGATGTTGCTGGTGATGAATATTCGGTTCCTATTAAAACACTTTATTCAGAAGGAATGCCTCAAGCAAATGTAACTGCTGCAACACTTTCTTTAGAGTTAAGAGATTTCTTTTTCTTTTTAGAATCAATGCCAGCACCAAGACTTTTAACAACTCAAACATCTTTAAGTTATGGTATATCACTACTACTAGATTATATTGGATTTAGCAATTATGTTTTTAAGCGTGTTGAAGGAGAAAATGATCCAATAATTCCATTTTTCTTTATTGCACCAGATCAAAACGTAGCAGAAGTTTTAAATCAGTTAGCAATATCAACACAGACAGCAATGTTCTTTGATGAATATAATAACCTTGTTATCATGAGCAAAGACTATCTTATGCCAACTGCTACACAAAGACCAGTTGATTTTGTTATTTCTGGATCAAACAACCAATCAGATACTGGAATCATAGAAAACTCTACTTCTGGAAAATTGCCTAATATTATTTCTATTGCGTCTCAAGACAAAAAAATCTACAATGACGGAAAAATTAACTATACTGCTAGATATATTCAAAGATCTTATGGATCTATAAGACAATCATCTATGGTAGATAAAGAAAAAAGTTGGATTTATAAACCTTCTTTGTTGTGGGAAGTTGCTGGTACAGAATCAACAAAAACTATTAATGAGCAAGCATCAAAGCAGGGAAACTATGTATTAGGAGCAATGCCATTAAACTCAGACCTAGTAGGCACTGCTCCTATTGTTGTAGGCAATGTAGTTACTAATAACTTAATGGATCTTGGTGAAAACATTTACTGGCTTACAAGGTATAACGGATACCTGTATTCAAATGGAGAGGTTATACGATATGACGCTGCAGAATTTTCTATTACTGGTATAGGTAATGTTTTTATTAGCAGCAACCAAGAATATCAAAAATATTTTGCCTCTCTTCCTTTTAATGGAAAAATCTATCCAACGGGAATAATTAGAATTTACTCAACACCGTATTACGAGACTGTTGATGGTATAACACGACTTCAAAATGGACCAGTTGTAGATCATGGACGTGGACAATTTGGAACACCAATAGTTCCTCATTTTGCTGGCATAAATAATTATTGGTCAAATAATGATTATGTTCGTGGACTAGAAATGCAATCTCAACTATTGTTTACTACTCAACTAGACGAGGATGTTTCTTTGCCTGCAACAGTAGTAGGAACTGCTGGAATTAACAACCCAGTTGCAAGACAATCAACAAGAAATAGTATAATTAAAAACTTTATGTCAACCAGTTATTTAACAGAAACAGATGTTAACAGTTTGCCTTCAACCCAATCTGGAACAATACAATCGTCTGCTTTAGTTTTTAGTGGGCCATCATTTAAAACAACTGAAAAGCCACTAAACTTTACTTCTTATGTTTACAAACAGTTAGACAATGCTTATAAGCATTTTGGTACAAGAATGAGAATTGTTGGAAAGATTGAAAACAATGTTTCAAGAACTCAAACTCCAATAGGCAGTACAACTTATTATAATTCTAGCCCAGATAATCCAAGCGGTAACGTTAGTATTGGTGGTGGCTCTGGAGGTCTTGCTGTTTTATTAAATCCAGAGACCAACAATGGATATTATTTTGAAATTATTGCATTAACGGAAGACAACATTAATTCATACTTAAGACTTGATAAAAATAATAAGTCAGAAATATCAATTAATAACGTTGTATTTTATAAAATCAAAAAAGATTCTTCAAACAATGATGCTATTCCAGTAAAACTTTGGGGAGGTCTTGCAAAAATTTTAGTTGATGATGGAAGATTTACAGGACAACAAAGAATGTCGGGTGAAGAAAACTCAACGGTATACGACCTATCAGTTGAATATCTAGACATTGGTAAAACTAGAAGATTCTATCTTTACATAAACAATCAATTAATTAAGGTTGTTGATGATCCAGACCCACTTCCAACTTACAACAATATGGCTTTATTTGTGCGTGGATCATCTAAATGTATGTTTGAAAATATTTATGCTTTATCAGAAAATTACAGCCAAAACACAGTTTTTACAGTTAACGAAACAGTTGGTCAAGTTTTTGGAGACAAGTCTATTGACGTAACAGAGTCTTTTAGAAAGTATGCAATGAGCGGTATTGTTCAGTCAACCTATCTTTCTGGAATAAGTTCTCAGCAGCCACCAAAATATAATATGTATTTTGAAGAATTTGGTTCTATTATGCGTGAATGTGCTTATTTTGATATTAAGTATGATCGTGCATACCCTGCACTTTATGCAAAATTATCACCAACCTTTAATAACATAAAAGGATATACAACTTCAGGTTTTTATGCAGACTCATATGGTGCAGAGTTTTTAATATTTAATTCAACAGATAAAGCCTTAAACCTAGATGAAACAACAGGAAATTTTTTAAGAATCCAAGGAATTACTTTTACTCAAGACACAACACATGAATTAACTGTAGATGAGTTTTTTAAGAAAAGAAGTAATCTTTCTGATCCAGAGTTATTGGGCAGTACACTAACTCTATCGCCATTAGTTGAAAAGGCACGGTATGACGAAATTAAGTTAAGTAGACTTACCTATGGAAAAAATGAATTTAGTATTGATAGCACATACATACAAACACAGGATGATGCAGAAGCAATGATAAACTGGATTATTAACAAAGTGATGGTACCTAAAAAATCTATTGGTATTAATATTTTTAGCATACCAACATTGCAACTTGGAGACATAGTAACGGTTGACTATAAAGATTCTAGTGGTTTAGACTTAGTTACAAGTTCTTTATCTAGATTTGTTATTTATAATATTGAGTATTCAAGATCTTTAGAAGGTCCGTCAATGACACTATATTTGAGTGAGGTATAAAATGGCAGATATTTTTGATGTAACTGGAAATAAAACATACGCTGCATTTGATACTGGTGGTAATTTAGAAGTAGCAGCAAAACCTGACAAAAAGTTAGCCCTGCTACAGGAGCAGTTATCTATAACACCAAACAATAAAGACATATTAGACCAAATTAATAAAAGACAAAGTGAAATAATACAAGAATATGGGTTAGGTGCTGGTGGTTTTGGATCTGGTGGAACTTTTATTCCAAGTTTGCAAACATATCAGGCAGATGATAAACTTAATGCTTCACTCTATGATGCACAATCTTCTTTTCTAGCAAAAAATGCTGGTAAAGCAGTTTTAACTGGTGGCTACAAAGACGCTGGACTTTATTCTGCAGAAATGATTGGTTCTAGTGGAGAAAGAGTACAACTTCAAGGAAAAACAAATGACATAGCAATGAAGGGGACCCCCTTTTATGATAGCAATGCAACAGGATCAAAGAGATCATTTTTTGATGCAACTGGAAGAAGGTTAAGTGCGTCTGAAGTTGCAAATACCATTACTGGAAAAGAATTCGCAGCAGCAGGTTGGGACATCGGCTTCGGACCAGGAATGATTGCTCCAGGAGTAAAGGCAGATACAACAGCAAGGGATGCAAAGTTAGCAGCACAAGAGTCACAGATTGTTCAGTCATCTACTTCAACACAAACAAAAACTAATCAGCCAGATGTAGATCCAATTCCACTTACATCTTCTCTTTTGCCTGTGTCTACTCCAACACCACCACGACCTCCAGCAAAAACAGCACCAATTGATACAGTGTTATTTAATGATGATGCTATATCACCAGAAATAATGATTGATCTTGTTTTTGAAGATATTGGTGGCCATGAGTTGTTAAGTATATCCAGAAATGACATTATTAACGGACAAAGAGTTTCCTATTCTCCAATTAAAAATCTAGGACTAATTCAACAAACCTATAATCCAAACAATCTTTTTTCTTTACAAAAAACCTCAGATAAGTATTTTGCTAATTTTGCTATAAAATTTGATGAAAAGGTACCACAAGAAGGTAGCGGAGAAAATGGAGTAAACGTGTATATTGAAGAAGAGACGGGGGACCTAATAATTGAAACTGTTAATATGAATAATGATGAACAAGTAGAATCTGAAATTGCTATAAATGGTACAATATATGAGGTGAACTTTGGAGAAACTGTATCATGATAACTAATAAAGGTAAGAGTATTATTGGAAAGTATATGCTTGGTCAAGCACCAGCCTATGCGTCGTATCTTGCTGTTGGTTGTGGTCCAAAGCCCCTACAAACTGAAGACGTAGCAGATAATTTTGCAACAAAAGAAAATTTAGATTTTGAGATGTTTAGAGTTCCTATCTCTTCTAGAGGTTTCGTAAACGAAAACGGTATTGATAAGATAGTATTAACAGCAGAACTGCCAACAGAAGAAAGGTATGAGATTACAGAGGTAGGCCTATACTCTGCAGGATCAAACCCTTCTGCTGGAGCATACGATAGTAAAACAGTTTTTTCTTTTGCTCAAGGTGAGTCTTGGGTCTATCATACTGCAAGTGCTGCATTGGCTATAGAAACAATTGCATCACCTCTTGACGATCCTCTAGATGACAACGTTATAGCACAAGATAGTGTTTTTCAAACAAATGCAGATAACGCAATTTTTTATAAAACAAATCGTCTTGAAAGATATGAAAGAGCAAGATTTTTAAATAATACAATTTTAATTCCAGGAGACGATTCAGACTTAACACTAGATGGCGGTGGATCTGGAGGAGTCGATCATATAGTTGTTGAAGATGGATCAAACCATATACATTTAACAGGACCAAACGTTGACTTCACAGAAAACTCGCCAACAGATGAACTACGTCTTGCATTTTCTTTAGTAAATAAAGATGGAGACTCTGTTTCACTTCCAGATACTATTAGAATCCTAGTAGATTTTGCAGCAACAGATAGTTCGTCCCCAACAACTTATGCAAGGTTTGAAGTTGATATTGAAGATGGTGTAGATGGATATGACTTTGCAACAAATAGATATTTTGTAGTTTCAAAACAACTCCAAGAACTTTACACTAGTCAAGATTTTACTTGGGACGCAGTAACCGTTGTTAAAATTTACGCATGCGTTCTTGATACTGGAGTAAGTGGCGGACCTCTACCATCATCTGATTATTATATTGCATTAGATGCCATGAGATTAGAAAATATTTCAACGGTAAATCCTTTATATGGACTAACGGGATATTCTGTAATTAAAAATTCAGATGAGACAACAATTATTAAATCTCCAAATACAAACAACTATATTGAGTTTAGATTTTCTATAGGTGTAACATAATGCCTGATGCAAATATAAAAAAAGTTAGAATACCTAAATCATCTTTGCCTCCAATAGATAACGAAACTCTTGCATATAATCTTAGGTATAGAATTATTTCCGAAGATAAAAACAGAACATCGCATTGGTCTCCTGTTTATAATGCAGATGGAATCTCAGTTGCTGGAACCTCTGGAGCACTTTCAATAACTCAGACAATAATTACAGCAGTTTGGGGAGATGAAAACCTACACCCAGCATATGACATATTTGTTAGTTTTGATGGAGATCCCTTTTATTGGCACGGTACATCAGCAGTTCACTCATATTCATTTTTAAATGAAGGTTCAACAACCGTACGAGTAAAGGTTCAACTAGTATCATCTAAAAAAGTAATTAAAGCAGCGCTTAATATCTTTGACTCTGGAACAGAGTCTTTGGTATAATTTAATAGGAGGAAACACATGGCAAAAGTACCACTACCAGAAAGAGGTCAACCTCTTGATGTAACTTATATCTATCAGTTAGTTGAGGCTGTTAATGATTTATCCACCTCAATTTCTGATGCAACATACAATTACACAGATGTTGATGTTGTAGGTGCAGATAAAAAGAGTTTAAAAACTTCAGAAACTAAGTTTGTTGCAAAATTTAAAAGAATTGCAGATGCAGAAACTGTAACAGCAGGTCAAGAAAAAGAATATTCAGTTCCATATTCTAATTTTAAATTTCCTCCAATTGTTACGGCATCTGTTGTTAATACAAGTGGAACAAGTGCAGGAACAAATACATCAGTAGTAATATCAAAAATATCTGCATCAGATGTAAGTTTTATTGTAAAATACGGAACATCTGGAACGGCATCTGTAGGTGTAAATATTATTGCTATTGGAGTTCCCAACTAGCATGACTTGCAAAAGATGTGAAGGAAAAATGTTTGTTGACAGAATACATTCAAACATAGATCACCTAGAAACATATTGTGTAAAATGTGGAAACCGAAAGTTTTATCATCCACCTAGTGAGTCCGTGGAGGGGAAATGGTTACTGCAAAAGGAAAAATTCAGAGCGAAGCATATAATAGCGAACCTGTAATTTCTGGCGGTAAAAAGATATGGTTCCTTAATGGAGACTTAGTAAGACTTCATCACAGTTCTAGATCAACAGGAATGGTAACTGTTTATAATATTAACAAAGATAGATTAGAAACTTGTTTACGTTCTGACTTTAGAAAAAACAGAAAAAGAGCATATACAGTTGCAGAGACTGCTAAGTTAGTTAATCGTCATAGAAAAT